GAGCCGAAAAGTATAGCAGAATTGAGGTCATGGGGGATGAAAATCAAAGGAGCCAAGAAAGGGCCTGGTTCTGTGGAGTTCGGTATTAAGTTCCTGCAAGACTTGGAGCAGATAATCATTGACCCGGAGCGGTGTCCGCTGGCAGCAAGGGAATTCATCAACTATTGCCTTGAAACCGACCGGAGCGGCGAAGTAATCAGCAGGTTCCCTGATAAGGATAACCATAGCATTGACGCTATCAGGTACGCTCTGGAGGATGCTATGGCTGGGGTGAATACCATCGGTATTGAGGTGTTGAGGGGGGCGAAGGTATATGGCTAGGAGAACCAAGAAACCTGGCTGGCTGAAACAGGCTATTGGAGAGATATCAAAGCTAAGGCAGAGTATGTTCGGGAGATTCGGCGGGGTCCTTTATGGGGGCTTTTCTGGGCAAGGGAGCGCGCCGTATGTCTTGAGCAGCAACAAGGTAAATTATGAGCTGTCCCGGCAACTGTATCACAATACCCATGATGGCTACAAGCTGGGAGCCGGATTCGCGAAGCCCGTGGTCAATACCCTGGCCGGTTTTATGGGGGTGCCTCATTTTCGGTGTAAGGATGAGGAGGCCCAGAAGATCCTTGATGAATGCATTTGTCGATGGACAAGCCGGATGCAAAGGACCCATCAGTTGGGGCTACGTGATGGGGACTGCTTCGTCATGCTGGTAAACTTAGAAAGTAGCTCTCCCCTCTACCCGGATGAAGACCACCGGATAGACTACCTCCTCATCCCTCCCGAGCAAGTGGTGGACATTGAAGTAGACCCATTTTTAAGAAACCCCATTTCCTACACCTTGAAGGGGAAGGTGACGTGGGATGAAGGCTTACGGGAGTATACAGTCACGCAGATAATCACCGCTAAGGATATTACTATTGAGTTGGAAGGGGATATCCCTCCCGAACTACCGCTTGGCCTGGAGCCGGGGACTACCCCCAATAAGTGGGGGTTCATTCCGATTGTCCACTTTAAGAACGAGCCGGAAGAATCGGAGCTGTATGGATGCAGCGAACTGGAGCCGATTGAGCCTTACATGAAGGCGTATCATGATGTAATGATTCATGCCCTTCAGGGTTCAAAAATGCACTCTGTCCCCAGGCTGAAGTTCCTGCTGAATAACGTGGAGAAGTTCCTGGAGAACAACTTCCCGGAGGCCCTTCAGGCGTTCCGGCAGGGTCAGCCAGCAAACATCAATCTGACTGGTCACGAGCTGCTCATATTCCAGGAGGGGGAGAACGCGGAATTCATCGAGGTCCGATCTTCCATCGGGGATGCTGAGGCCCTGTTAAAGTTCCTGTTCTACTGCATCGTAGATACATCGGAAGTGCCTGAATTCGCGTTCGGGGTTCATACCCCATCCAGCCATGCCAGTGTCAAGGAACAGATGCCCCTCCTCATCCGGAGGGTGGCTCGTAAACGGGAACAGGTTACGGAAAGTTGGCAGCTTCTAGCCAGGATGGTTTTGATCATGAACAGTACTGCAAATGGTAAGAAGTTTGGGAGCTATGATGTGGAAATCGAGTGGGATGCCGTGTTAGAGCGGGATGAGAAGGAATACGCAGAGACCATCAATACCCTGGTGAATGCCCTCAGTACTGCCTTGCTGAATGGTTTAATTAGCCTTGATGCTGCTGTCGACCTGCTACAGCAATATATTGTAACTATGCAGGAGTATGCTTCTGATGATCCAGAACTACCTGGGGAAAGGGAGCGTATAATCAAGTCCTGGATTATGAGACGTAGGCTAGAGGATGCTGAAGGTTTGAAGGACCAGCTTGAGGAGATTGACAAGGAGCTGGAAGACCAGACCCAGCAGGGGGATTAGGGGATGGAATCGAAAGTCCCGAGTGAGGTTGAACAAATCAAGGCTGCCGCTGGGGAGTATCGTAAATGGGCGTTGGAGGCCAGGAAAAAATACATAAAGCTTCGGCTCCTACAAGACCCGGAAATCCGCAAACTCTATGAACAGGCGGCGGACAAGGTGGCCAGGGAGTTGCGGGATCTTGCTGGTCCTTCTGGCCAGTTACGTAGACGACAGTTAGAAACTTTGGAGAAAATACTGCGGGCGGAGGCCGATTCCTTCACTAACAAATTTAGTTCCGCATTAGGGCAATACATTTATCAGGCTTCTGATGCTGGAGTGGGGTATAGTCGGGCAGTGCTTCTGAATGTGTTCGGAAGAGCTGGGGTAAATATTACTGGCTTGAAGACCTTCTATTCCATGGTGAATCGCCAGGCAGTAGAAGCCTGTTGGGCCAGGACGAAGGGGGGCCTTTTTCTATCAGATCGTATTTGGCAGCAGGGGGTAAACCTCCGGAGCGTCATGCGGGATGTAATTCAGACATCCGTCGCCACCGGGATGGATGCTAAAAGGGTTGCCAGGATATTGCAAAGGTATGTCCGGGAAGGCAAACAAACTTTGGCAAAAGACTACCCCAACATGATGAAACGAATGGGGAGCAGGATCCCTGAGGACATGTGCTATGAGGCCCTACGTCTGGCCCGGACCGAGATGACGGCGGCCTTCGGGGAAGGGACGGTTTCGGCTGCCCAGGTTAGTCCAAGTTATATCGGTATGAAGTGGGTGCTTTCACACAATCACCCAGTGGTCGATATATGCGACACCCTGGCCGAACATGATGAGGGATTAGGCCGGGGGGTGTATTCGCCCGGGAATGAGCCCCCATTCCCGGCGCATCCGAATTGCTACGATGAAGAAACAGAAGTTTACACTAATAAAGGCTGGATGCACTTTAAGGATTTACAGGGAGACGAATTAATCCTTAGCATTAATCCTGATACCAAAGAAATAGAATGGGTACCGTTTATCGCCAAGGTTGTTTATCAGTACAAAGGCAAAATGATACATTTTAAAAACAGGTCCTTTGACTTGATGGTTACTCCTGACCATCGGATGTATATTACGGCACGTGTTGGAGGTCAGCGCAGACAAACGACGTATATAGAACCTGCTAGGAAGACAATAAGTCGTCATGAGTTTCGTATTCCCCGAGTTGGCGTGTGGCAAGGAGAGGAACCAGAACAAGTGACAATAGGACGACTAAAGATAAAAACAGAGGTCTACTGCAAGTTAATGGGCTACTTCTTAAGCGAAGGATGTGCCCACCAGCGAAAGGATAATGGCAGAATTCAGGTCACGATCTCGCAATATGGCCAGAACATGCACCAGATTATCAGGGATTTGGATGGGCTACCCGTTACACAGTGGCGCGGCAAGAATCACTTGTACTTGAGTGATCTTGATCTTGGGCGATATCTACTTCAATTTGGAAAGTCTGACGAGAAGTTTGTCCCTGACGAAATAAAGCGGCTATCGCCAAGGCTCATAAGGATATTCCTGGATGCCTATCGTCTTGGAGATGGGACCGAAAGGGTTATTGTGCGTGACGAGCTCAAACTAAGGTCAATTGAACGTCAGTATTTCACCAGCAGCAAGAGAATGGCTGACGATATAGGGGAACTCATTCTGAAGGTGGGCAATTACCCTTCTTTCAAAGTTCAGAAAAGCAAGGGGAAGCAATTCAAGCACAAAAATGGCACTTACACGTCAAATGTTGACATTTGGAGAGTGTCGGAAAACACCACGAGGGCAGCACTCTATTCACGTTCGTCGGGCCATGGTCTCAAGGTTGAAACAGTCGATTATGATGGCTTGGTGTATGATGTGCAACTTGCGAAAAACCATGTGCTTTGGGTGAGAAGAAACGGGAAAACGTGTTGGTCCGGGAACTGCATCTGCACTCTGGTTCCAGTGCACGAAGCACCTGAAGACTTTGTACAAAGGTTGAAGAAGTGGAAGGAAAACCCTGCCAGTGAGCCGAAGCTAGAAGACTGGTATAAAAACATTTATCGCCAGGAGGTGTCTTTATGACCTATGGTATCGGCATAGGTTTCCCGGTAGAGCCGACAGAGAAGGACATTAAGAAGATCAAGCGTGATTTGGCCTACGACAAGTTTGGGGTGGTGAATGGTGGAAAAACAAAGTCAAAGCCCAAAGATGCAGATACGGCAAAATCCACCGGCAAAAAGGATTGAGGTACACCCGATACACCAAAAGCTGGTAGTGCGGGATCTTAAAACTGGACAGTATGTTGACAAGCGCTGAGGCGAAAGCCAAAGCGCTTTTCTTATGCCCTTGAAAGGGGGTGAGAAGAGTGCCAGAAAAGTTCACGATAACCGATACCGTTAGCACAGCAGACTGGGGCAGCGTGGACAAATCACGTATCTGGCGGATGTTAAAGGCTGGCCTTGAGGAAGAAGTAGAAGGAATCGCAGCCG